GACCATGTCCCGGTCATAGTCCGACTGTTCAGCGTCCGACAGCGGAGGCGAATAGTCAAAGCTGCGTTCGCATGGATTGAATCCAATGCCAATGATCCTGACCCATTTCGCTGCGATCTGTTCTGTGTTCATGACCAATCCCCCCTTAGTGATAAGCGGCAAGCAGCCACTGACGGGCGCTTTCCAGTGACCAATGATGCTTAACCTCGCCATGAACCGAAACAGCGCGCCATGTGTGGCGGTCCCGATTCTTGACACCAATCTTGCCAATGAAGCCGGTCGGATGACCAAAGTAAGTGAGTTGCCAGATTCCGTCCGGCGCTTTGGTGAGTTGAATGGGGCTTTGCTTTTGCTGTACCATGTGAGTCTCCATTGTGGGTGACGAATCAGACACTATCATATGCTTGACCATAAAGTCAACGGTCCATCGTGACCAATGGTCCATCGTGACCAATGACTAATAACCAATAGGGAATCTGACCAATGATCGATCTGGACCGGGAACTGACCATTTTTGCCATTTCTGTTTTCGTGTTTTTCATTTGTCCGGTTGGTCTGGTTTTAGGCGCGATCATTGTTGACCAATGGTCCGGTGACCAAGGCGTGACCAATCGCACCCCTGACCAATGACCAATGACCAATGACCAATGACCAGGGCGCGACCAGGCGACCCCGCCAGAGGTCCGGCGGGTCGATGGTCCAGTGGTCCAGAACCGAAATCGGTATTTCGGTTCTTTATTTGACCAGTCGGCGCCTGCGGCTCATTTCGACCGTGTAGGCGTCAAATTCATTTAGCAGCTTCGCCATGTATGGGTCGCGCGTGTCACGCTCTCGCATGACTCCCATGGTCGCGCTAATATCCTGAATCGCATGGCGCAATTCAGCGACCGGCTTAGCCTTGGCGCGTGCTTCATAGTAGGCGAGAGTGTATGGTTCAATCCGCATGGCGCGACTCCATTAGCGTTATTAGTTAAGGTTACCTTAACCGGTTAAACAAAGCACAAGGCGCAAAGGCCGCCCAAAAAGGCAAAGCAAACGACACACAAGATTCCCTCAATTACCTTTTCCATTGTCTGACTCCGTTGTTAAGCTTGTTTGGTACTAATGAGGCGCGCCGTGACGCGCCCTTTAATATCAAGCTGCAATTGCGCTTGCTTTGCGCTTTTGAACGCCATGAGCAGGGAATCCGATAATTGCGTCACGCTTGCGAGCGCACAATCCGCATGAGGCGCAAGTAATGTCATCCCGATAGGTAGCAGGACAAACGACAATCTTGCGCCCTTGTGGCGTTGCAAGCTTGACGTTTCCCTGAATGGTAGACGGTAACACTACCGCAACGGGCGCAATGTCCAAGGCGGCAAGGGAATCCGCATGATCTAGATTGTTTGCGCTTAAGTTAATGGTAAATCCGTTTGCGTTCGCATGGGCGATAGCGTCACGATTCCCTTCATTGGCAAGGGAGTCGTAATGAGTGTATGTAAATCCACGCTTTCCCTTGTTTGCTTTCACAAGCTTCGCAAGCGCAACGGAGTCGATAGCGAAACCATCGCCCGGCAAATCTCCTGCTTGATTGTGACGCCACAATGCGCCTTTGTTAAGCTTAGACACTTGCTTTGTGAATTCATCCCATGCGACTCCAAGCTTGCGCAGCGTCACTTTTTGCCAAAAGAGATTCAGCGGACCGTTTTCCGCATAGCATCCCTGATTATTCGCAAAGGGACATATGGGCGGACATGTGTCGCGAGTCGTAGTGGAAACAGGAATCGGCCCTGTTTTCGCATTGCGCGATATTTTGGTTAAGCTTACGTTATAATCTCGCATTGTGGCGACTCCGTTTCTGATGACTCTTTATATGTCTTTTAGACATAGAAGCCTAATCGTTATTTACGATGATCGGCCTGGCTTTGATAGAAACAAACGATTAGTGTCGTATGTCTTTTAGACATATAAACAGACTCAAGTTAACGCAAACAAGGGAATCAAAAACATGGAAAACAACTATCGCTCACTATCGGTTATTGCTCGCGAGATTTGCAAAGATTGGACTCGCGTCAATTATGCGGCGAAACCGTATCTTTGCGCCATGCAAACAATGGGCGATATCAGGGAGTCGTATGGTTATGACTCCGGTGTTTCGGTAGTGCTCTATTTCCTTTCCAATGCTTCAACTTGGAAAGGCGATACCGCAAAGCGTATCAAATTAGAGTTAAAAGCTATGGTAGCAAACAAGCCTATCAAGCTTGCGGCTTAAGGAAACATGAACATGACATATCGGAAAATCGGCGGTCTTCATTTCGTAAAGCTTGGCGCGCTTACCTTTTCATGGTGCGTATCTAAGCGCAAGAATCCTAAGCTTGAGGCAATCAAGCAATTGAGGCGCCGGATTAATGAGGCAAAGCGCAATTTTCGCATGGGAGTCGCAAAATGACAATCAAATCAACGCAATGGCGAGTCACAAAGCACGCTGGGGAATCCTCGCCATGGTATCTTGAGTCGCAATGCTTGCTGCAGGATGGTAGCGCGACTCCATGGGGTCGCATAGGACGCTACAGAACGCGCAAAGCTGCAATCAATGTGGGAATGATCATGCGAGAACGGGGAGAGCGTATATCATGGCCGGGGAGCGCTATTCGCATGGGAATCGCGTTAGTGGAGTCGTGCTAACATAGGCTAAACAATTCCTTGCCAATAGGCTGGATTCCTACGGGAGTCCGGCCTTTTCTTGTTTGGATTCAAGGCGTTATATGCTATTCTGGAGTCGTTCAAAGAGTCGTGCTATGGTTTCCCCGTTCGCCATTACATTGGCAAGGATTCAGGGGTAACGCAATGGAACGCAAAGCCAAGCCGGAACGCAAGCCTAGCATGGGACAATTGCGAGAGGCATTGCAAGGCGAGCTTCCCATTATCAGAGAGGCGAGAGAGGCAAGGGAAACCCGTGGGCGCAAGTCATCCTATACAAGGGAAGCTTTCCTTAAGGTATGTGAGCACATGTATGCGGGTAAGCCTACCGCAGAGGCATTGGACGCTGAAGGGATAGCGTCATCGACTTTTTACGGTTGGCTTGAGCGGGATGCTACAGTCGACGTGAATTCAGAAATAGGACGGGAGATAGCGGAAGAGTCCCTCTTTTGCCGGAATGTATTCGCACGTGCGCGTAAGGCATTGGCGGATCACGCTTTTTCGGAAGCTTTGTCGCGTGCACGCGCCATTGCCGGGCGGGATGACATTGAATCCGCCCACGTTTCCGCTACCAAGCTGCTAGTCGATACGCTGAAATGGTATGCGGAACGCCTCAACCCGAACGTGTATGCGGAACAACCCGTCCAACCTATCGCGCAAACAGTTCATAACGTGACGAATAACCTAACCATCGATTCCAATGCATTGGACGGGACGCAACGTAACGCCTTGCGCGCAATGTTACTGCAAGCGCGTGACTCGAAACTAATTGAGCAATAGTTTACAACTAACAGGTTGTAATCCTGGGATCAAGTGGCCGATATCACGGGGTTTATACAACCGCACGTTGCATTGAACGCAAGCATAGCTTTCCGGGGACTTGAACTGAGCTTTCAAGGCACCTCAGAAAGAGACCACCATAGGCACCTGTCCACAAGAGGCCCCCCGGTCTTAGGTACCAAATCCCCTCCCCGCTAATCTGTTAGATATATCAAATCTGTATCCCCTACCCTGCCCATACCCCCCCCCTACCCCGCCGGTATCGGGTCCTCTCTATACAGTGAGGCATTGCCTGCTACCCCAGCATAGGCCACTGGCTAGGCACATGGGGGGTACCCCCCCGTACCCCCGGTTTTAGGTACCCTTTTGGTGACGGGTGACAGAGGTGACGGAGGATTCCTATTATCCACCTATTAACAAATAATGGACCTATAATATGATTCCTCTGTCACCTCTGTCACCTTGCCAGATGTTTCACGTGAAACAATTGGGTTTCCTGCCCTGTCTGTGGGTGGCTGTGCGCCGCAACGGTTGCAATACAAGTTGTTGTTGACCCAGTGGACAGGTCCCTCGCATTTGCGGCAACGTCTACGGCTCAACCGAATTGTCATGGTCTACCCTTTGGCGAATGTCACAACTAGTTAGGCATTTGGCTAACTATGGTAAGTAACCGTTACCCAGACCATCCAGGCACCCCCTGACTTGCTGGCACGGTTAACACCAGCAGGGCATTCTTGGTTGAGCGAGTGGGACTTACCCACACCCCCGGTTTACCCGGCGTTCCCTTAAACTACCGCTCAATGTCTATTTGGGTGGTTTTGGCATCGGCATCCAGTGTGTTGGAAGCAAACTTTGCTTTGAATGTTCAGAGGTCCATGTTGCCCCGTTGTTCCACCAGCGCATTGCCTCTACCCAATCCCCATTGCTGCCAATAATAATTGACCCATTTTTTGGCGCATTGTCTATCGGTTTCCATTTCACGGTTTACCCCCTCTAGTGTTTCACGTGAAACATTGCGGGTCGGACGCTACCCCGACTGTCTTGGCTTCCGGGCCAAGCTGCTATCACCCTGCCCACATGCGATTTCGTTGGGCCGCCGCAAATCTTGTGGTGGGCTGGTCGAGCGGTCCAGCATCTTGGCTACTGTTGATCAGGCAGCGCCTCACTGGTCTTCCCAGCCACCAGTTTGTACCTAGCATACAGATGTTTCACGTGAAACATTTGCTAGCTTGGGTCACCCAAATCGTAGTCAGCCACTGTCTTGCCGTTAGCGTTCATCACATAGACCATGCCCAAGTCTAATGTTTTGGTCAGATGCCCGCCGTTAACAAATGAGCCACTTGTGTAGTGAAGCTTTCTTACCCACGGCTTGCCGGTGTCAGCAACCTCTTCGCCATTGTCTTCGTACCAAACAGTTACGGCCTCAATGAGGTGTTGCGTGTTGTTCCTGTCGATGTGCTTGATGGTAAGCATGCTACTCTCCTGCTGCTGCTATGACGGGAGAACCGTCCAAATCACTCTAGCATATTATCAATAAATAGCTATACTATTTTACATCATATACCACATTGGCGGGGATACTATGGCTACGCTTAACTTTGACGGCCATCAGATTGATATTGAACGCCAACTCATGGAACTGGACCGTGCTGACTGTGAAGACAGTCTTTACACGTTCCTAAAACACTCATGGAAGCACATTGACTCGTCGCCCTTCACCGAAGGCTGGCCCATTGAAGCTATTGCAGAACACCTGCAAGCAGTCGCAGATGGTGAGATCCGACGCCTGATCATCAACATTCCGCCCCGCATGGGTAAGTCGTCCATTACTTCCTGCGCGTTTCCTGCCTGGGTATGGGCGCAGCCGCAGTCCTCGCCAACGTCAGGGCCAGGCGTCCAATTTCTCCATGCATCATATGCTCAGCAGTTGTCGCTGCGTGATTCGGTCAAATGCCGCCGCCTGATTGAAAGCCCATGGTACAGGAAGCTGTGGGGCGAACGGTTCAAGTTGACATCCGACCAAAACACCAAGGGAAGGTTTGATAATGACCGCAATGGATCACGGCTTTCAACTTCAGTTGGCTCAGCTCTTACGGGTGAGGGTGGGTCTATTATTGTTGTCGATGATCCAAATGCGGCGCAAGAAGCTTTCTCAGAAGCAACCATTGCCAGCACGATTGAATGGTGGGACTCTGCGCTCTCAACCCGCCTCAATGATCCCAAGACCGGTGCGTTTGTCGTCATCCAGCAGCGGCTTTCAGAAGAAGATCTGACCGGCCACATCATGTCCAAGGACGAAGGCGAGTGGACGCATCTGTGCTTGCCCATGCGCTATGAATGGCAGCGCCACAGCTACACCTCCATTGGCTGGCATGATCCTCGTGGCATGGACAACAACAATGAGCCTCTCATTGAGATTAACGAAGACGGTGACCGCATCCCCGTCAACGTAGAAGCTCAGATTGAACTGGAAAACCGGGAAGGGGAGCTCCTTTGGCCGGATCGCTTTGGTGAGACCGAAGTCACCATCCTTGAGAAGCAGCTTGGCCCTTGGGCGGCAGCCGGTCAGCTTCAACAGCGCCCTGAGCCCAAAGGCGGCGGCATCATCAAGCGCGAGTGGTGGCAGCCATGGGAGTCTGCCAACTATCCCAATATGGATTTAATCATTGCAACTGTCGATACGGCATATACGACCAAAACGGAAAACGACCCATCAGCCATGACCGTATGGGGAATATTTTCAAATACCGGATCTGTTCAAGCTCCGCATCATGCCATAGGACGCGACGGCAAACGGGCAGATTATGAACGCCTGTACTCTGAGGCGGCCCCCAAAGTCATGCTGATGCATGCCTGGCAAGGACGCTATGAGCTGCACGATCTGGTACTTAAAGTCTCAGAAACCTGTCGGTCCATGAAAGTGGACACGCTCCTAATCGAGAACAAAGCCGCCGGTCACTCCGTAGCCCA